CTTCCTCATTTGCAGGTGTATGTCCGTCCGTTACGTCCGTTGCTTTATAGCTATCTCCAACAAGTTCAACAAGTACTGCAATACGCTTCTTTTTTGTTTTTGTTTGTCCGTCATTGGTAGTACCGCCACCGCTAACAACTATTGTATTATGAGCAATTGCTGACAGCTTCACATCATCTTTTCGCATGTATTCCAAATCATCGTCAATGATGTTTTTAAAGGAACTAAAAGAACAGGTAGGTAAGCCTCTTAAATATGTAGAGACTAGCCTGTTTGGTCCTGAGTATAAGGATGATGGTATGCTGACAGTTGCTAACCGTCCTCATATTACAGGCTTAGGCAGGGAGTTCTTTGCCAATGTCTACATGGAAAATGGTATCATCAAGAAGGTGACGTAACATGACGCTAGAAGATTACGCAAGAGAGTATGTCAAGACGGTGATGTCTCAGCCTAATGGTTGGGGTCAGTGCATCCATCCTACACTCGGCAGGTCTGATGAGATGATGATTAGGATGTACCGATTGTTTGGTGGTGTACCCTCAGAGTATGCGATTGAAGCAGAGTTTAACCGTATCAAGAAGGTGACATGATGCAGCTAGTATCCATTAAGAACATGAATGATCCTTACGGGCAGGGATATGCTGACTGTAAGGAAGGCAAAGAGTTTTACCCTCACTACTGGGTATCATTCGAGAAGAATGTATCAGAGCTATGCCACGGTGCAGCTATGTCAGTCTATGACAAGGGTCAGTACACACTTGGTTGGGATGCAGCTATTATGGGAGGTGCGCTATGAGCGACAGTTATATTCGGTACTCTAAAAGCAGGGGTGAGGCGACTTCCTATGTGGGAAGAGATGCTACTGAATTGTTCCGCGTCAACATGATCAAGGTTAGTATCAAGTTGTACATGAAGACGGGCATGATACCTACACGGGGTGTCACCATTAGTAAGATGCTTAAGATGGCAGAGCAGTACACTGGTAGGAAGTATAAGAAGTCTGAGGCTGCTTATGCAGTAGAGGATTTGCACAACTGGGTTACGACTATGGTATCAGCACTACCAATCGAGGAGGTTGACTAAGATGTACCACGTATACGGTTATGATCTAAAGAGTGGTGAGGATTGTCTCTTGCATTCGTTTATGTACAAGCAAGAGGCTATCCGTTGGGCTAAAGGGTACACTCAGCGTGACATGGGTGGTTGGAATAAAGTCTGTGTTCAATGCGAAAGGGAAGTAGACGTTGATGAAACTATGGAAGTTGTAGTCTGGTCTATCTATGAAGAACCAATTGGGGAGTACTAATCATGCCTGTCCTACTGTCTAAAGCTAGTAAGATGCCGGGTAAATCTTGGTCTCTCCAAGCAGGGGATACCTGTCCGGGTAGTATCAATCCAGTGAGTAAGGAAGTCATTGAGGTATGCGCTGATTGCTATGCCAAGACAGGCTTCTACCGTATGGAGAATGTAAAGGCACCGCGCTTACATAACCGGAAGGATTGGAAGCGTATTGATTGGGCAGATGATATGGTTGCAGCACTCGACAACGAGCGTTGGTTTCGCTGGTTCGATAGCGGTGACATCTATACCGCTGCACTAGCACAGAAGATCTATGAAGTAGCAAGGCGTACACCGTGGTGCAACCACTGGATACCTAGTAAGTCCTATAACATACCCAAGATTAGGTATTGGTTGGATAGGTTGAAGGAACTACCAAATGTATCCGTTCGGTTCTCCTCACCTAGTACGAATGGTGTGTATACCAGTACACACGGATCAGTAGTAGTACAATCGGTTACAGATACAATCAAAGAAGGTAAGATGTGCGATGCTTATACTCGCGGTGGTAAGTGTGGTCCTTGTCGTGCATGTTGGGATAGTTCTATTAATCTCATAGTCTATCCGTTGCATACACCTAAGAAGAAGATCAATCTTGTTGTCAATCGTGTCAAGAAGGTGGCATAAGTATGGCTAAGGTAAACCATAGTCAAGAAACTATTGATATAATCTGCACCCTTCGCAAGCAAGGGTTGTCATGTGAGAAGATCAGTAAGCATACTGGTCTGACTAAGAACGTAGTCCTTGCCCTCGTCTATAAACACTACCTTAAAATCGACAGGCACGTACGCTACAGCCGCAAGAATGATCATGATGGTAGGGATGTACCCTATACAGACAAACGCCCGTCAGTACCCTTCGTTAAGGGTTTAAACCATACTCGCTATTACGTTGTACATATAATCAATAAGGATGGTGTTCATAAACGTACCTAAAGAAGACTGGGATCTACTCATTGAGGCTATCGACTACCGTCTGTACTGCATGGATCAGGAGAACCACTTCCATCTAGAGGAACCGGGGTCACCCTACCATGAGCTGATAGAAATCAGGGATTATATTATTGCCTTTACAACTCCGAAAGAATCGATAGAATAAGGTTACTTACCTACGGGGTGAACTATACCCATAGGTACAACAGATTGGTTTAACATGAGGAGTACAGTACCATGAAGGTAGCGATATTCATCCTAGCTATTCTAACTAATGAAGGGGAACTACAACTACACAGCAAGGAGCTATCCGTTTGTCCTGATAAACTGGTTGTAACAGAGACACTCGACAAGAAGAAGGAAGCTGGTGAGTTCATAGAGTGGAATGCTATCTGTCTCCACCCACAGGTTGATGCTAAGGTAGAAGGCAATGATTAATCCTGAACAGATACCGGACGAGGTGGTGTGGAAATTGCACGACAAGCTGTGGGAAGTTGGTAATCCTAGCGTTGCCGAAGCACGCACTGCCATCGCAGCAGCCATCAATGCTTGGCCGGGGGTGAAACTGGAAAACCTGTGTAGTTGGGTTATGGACGGACCTGACCTTCCATACGTGGAAGAAACGGCGTCGATCATCCTCCCCCTGTCTACGGAGGCGCGTGATGAGTAAAATTATGAACATAAAGGTGCGTCATGATTGAAATTGTGAACACGGGGAAGCGTGATGAGTGAAGAAATGCAGTTGGCGCTGGAACACACTCTCAAAACCATGCGCGAACTAAAGGAAGCCAAGGCCGAGATCGAACGGCTGCGGGCGGCGCTGAAAGACATCCGCGACCATAGCCTAGAACTGTACGCAACCGGAGTTGCCCGCGCAGCACTCGCACAGGAGAAGGCATGACTGATGAACAAGCTATCAAAGCTGTAAAGAAACGACGAAGGAAACTATTACTCTCTCTATTAGAGGTATCACTCGGGGATCTCGTTGACCTTGATGGTATCGATAAGACGAAGGAATATCTCAACAGTTTTCAACAACAGTTAAAGGACTACTAACAATGATGAAGAAGATTATTCTACTCAGTGCATCCTTGCTTGTACTCGCTGCATGTACTGGTGCTGATAGGCCCGCCTGTTGGAAGGCTAACACTAAGAATGATAGTACTTGTAACTCATCGAATGGTGGTGGGTTCTCAATGAAGAGCCCCGGTATCAAGGGTAATACAGGTAAGAAGGATATCCCATCAGTGGATACTACACCTGAGGTACCTAACGACACACCATCTACTGATACTACACCTGAGGATAACTCATCTGAGGAGACAACTCCTAACCAACTCAACAGCAATGACATCAAAGGATTTGATCCCTTCAGTGGTGTCTATGGTCCGGGGACATAATCTTATGAGACTCATGGTAGATCCTCCCGATGGGTGGAGGTATGCATTCCCCAAGGTATGTCCTGAGGAACATAAGCATAGAATCCTTGACTGGATTGTAGAAGTAGGGTATCCCAAATCAGAGGTAGAGAAGCTTGGTAAGCATTTCTATGTCAGGTGTTGGGAGATTGTATAATCTTCCCTATCGGGAAAGAACAACATGAGATGCTACATTTGCAATAAGGATTGTCCCGATGGGGAAATTCAGGTAGAGAAAAGAGATGGTGTTTATAAGTTCTCACCATGTAAAGAATGCTCGAATGTTATACAGAGGACAGTCCTATACAAGGAAGTAGAGAATGAAGAAACACCAACCATGCCCCTGTGGGACATCGAGTGATGGGTTGTATGACTACGGTGATCACCAGTATTGTTTCGCATGTAATAAGTACTTCAAAGGAAGTGAAGAGATGACTGATATGTCTAACACTCCGGTCCAGATGAAGGGTGAACTCAGCCCTATCCTAGACCGTAAGCTTAACCTTAAGACTGTCGAGTTGTACCGTGTACTCCAGCATGATGGTAAGCATATGTATCCTTACTATAAGGATGGTAAGCTTGTCGCTGTTAAGACTAGGTTGCCTGACAAGGCTGGCTTCCCTTGGTCTGGTTCTCCGGGTGGTGTAGAACTCTTTGGTCAGAACCTATTCCCTCAGGGTGGTAACACCCTCACGATTGTAGAGGGTGAGCTTGATGCACTCTCTGCCTATCAGATGTTGAATGAACCTGTCGTATCGGTATGCTCTGCTAGTACGGCAGTCTCAGATCTCAAGCGTAACTATGAGTGGGTTAATTCTTTTAAGCGTATCGTCTTTGCCTTTGACAATGACAAGGCAGGGCAGGAAGCACAGGCTAAGGCAGCATCCTTGTTTGATCCTAAGAAAGTAAGGATCATGAAGCTTGCACAGCACAAGGATTCTTCTGACTACCTCGTCAACAGTAATGTTAAGGAGTTCTATGAGCAGCACAGAACAGCAGGACCATACACACCTGATGGCATTGTATCCGGGGCAAGCATCTATGATCTACTCAGAACAAAGCCTGAGTATGACTCTGTTAACTACCCGTGGAATGGTGTCAATGACTATACCTATGGACTCAGGACTGGAGAACTTGTTACTGTCATTGCTGGAACAGGCGTTGGAAAGACACAGTTCCTCAGAGAGTTAGTCTATGGTCTACTGAATAACACGAAGGCTAACGTAGGTGTCCTCTTTTTAGAAGAACCCATCCGTGACACTGGCCTTGGTCTTATGTCAGTCCATGCTAATAAGCGTATCTATCTACCCGATGCTGAGTATACGAAGGATGAGTTCGATGACGCATATAAGGCGACTGTTGGATCAGGTCGTGTCTTTCTGTATGACAGCTTTGGATCTAATAGTATTGACAGGATTCTGGGTACTATTCGTTATCTTGTTCGCGCATTGGATTGCAAATATATTGTCCTAGACCACATCAGTATTGTAGTATCGGATCAGTCTAACGGTGATGAACGCCGTGCTCTTGATGAGATTGCAACGAAGCTTAAGACACTAACGGTTGAACTCTCAGTATGCATTATCATGGCTGCACATCTCAGGAGACAGCCTAATGGTCAGTCACATGAAGAGGGTGCTGCTGTTAGTCTTTCTGATATTCGCGGGACTGCCGGAATTGGGCAGCTTAGTAATATCATTCTGGGTCTTGAGCGTAATACGCAAGCGGATGATCCAGCGGAGAGGCACATCGTAAGGGTGCGTGTCGTTAAGAACAGGTTCAGTGGTATGACTGGACTTGCTACCCACTTGCGTTATCATACCGAATCTGGTAGGCTTATCGAAGAACAACCGGATCTCCCGGTTAATTCAGAGGAGGCTGAACAGAATGTCTAGTATTAAAGTTAACGTACCGTTGTACGTAGATGCGTACCTTACTGAGGAAGGTGTAGGTATCTATGTTTGTAGTGGTGGAGATACCTTTATTGAAAATATCTTTTCTTTCAAGGAGATGATGGAACAGTACCTTGAGACTTACCTTATCCCAAGTACCCCACCCAAGATGCACGATGAGGATAGAGAAAGAGTAACAGAACTAATTAATAATATCTTCCGTGCAATTGATCACCTCAGAAAGCTTGAGCATGACACACCAACTTGGACAAAGAAAGATTATATGGGATATAGAGACTGATGGGCTCGATGCTAAAGTTATTCACCTCTTGGTTGCGAAGTTTGTGGACAAGGAAGGATACTATATCTTTCGGGAAGCCGACAACTTCAGAGCCTTCTATGAAGACAACGATGACGCTGAATGGATCGGGCACAACAGTATCGCGTTTGACTCGGTTGTCCTGTCCCGTCTGTGGGGAATCACTATCCCTCTCGGAAAACAATCCGACACTCTTGTCATGTCCAGATTGTGGGAGCCAACTCTTGACGGCCATTCACTACAAGCATGGGGTGACCGTTTCTGTGAAGCAAAGATCCCGTTCAAGGAGTTCTCCGTTTATTCAGAAGAGATGAAGGTATACTGTAAACGAGATGTCAAAATTACTGAGCGAGTTTATAAACATCTTAATCGTATGCTTACTTGTTTCTCTATGGAATCTATCCGCCTTGAGCATGCTACTCAGTACATTATCTCTGAGCAAATAAGGAATGGGTTTCTTTTAGATAAAGAAGTTGCATCCGATATCTATACTGGTGCGCTGACTGAAGCTAATCGTATTGAAGAAGCTGTTATAAAGTTCTTCCCTCCGATTGTAACAGAGCGGTACTCAGAGAAGACGGGTAAGCGTCTTAAAGATGATGTCGAGTCTTTCAACCTTGGCTCACCAAATCAAATTGTAAAGCGTCTTGATGAGCTAGGTTGGAAGCCGACAGTACAAACAAAGACGGGTAAGTCTTGGAAGATATGTCAGGAGAATCTAGATACTATTCCTGATACCCTTCCTGATGGTACCCCTATGCCCCAGTGTATTAAAGATCTTAAGAAGTGGAAGATCCTTGAAACAAGATGGAAGACTGCAAAGGACTGGCTCGACAGAATGGACGGAGATGGTAGAGTCCACGGACAAGTTATCATTCCCGGCACCGTTACCCACAGAGCCACCCACCAAAACCCAAACATGGCTAACATCCCCTCTATCACCACAGAACGTGGCTTATCTGGATTATTTGCATACGAATGCAGAGAGGCTTGGACTGTCCCAAGAGGCTTTAAGCTGGTTGGAACAGATGCTGCGGGAATACAACTTCGTGTACTCGCCCACTACATGAATGATCCTACCTATACTAAGACCTTGTTAGAGGGTGACATACATACCTTTAACAAGAATGCTTTAGGTGAGTACTGTAAGGACAGACCGACAGCTAAGACTTTCATCTATGCTTGGTTGCTTGGTGCTGGTCAGGCTAAGGTAGGGCAGATACTGAACTGCACTGTGCGTCAGGCTGGTGATGCTATGGATAACTTCCTCCGTTCTATTCCTGCACTAAAGGAGTTGAAGAGGAAGGCTGCTATGGCTGCACAGCGTGGGTATCTTGTCAGCCTTGACGGTAGGCGTATCAAGATTGAGTCTGAACATAAGGCTCTATCTGTCTACCTTCAGGGTGGTGAGACAATCATCATGCGTATGGCTAACTTCCTCTGGTATAATCAGGCGAAGAAAGATAAGATCAAGTTTAAGCAGACAGTATGGGTACATGACGAATGGCAGACAGAAACGGAGGAGGGAAGGGCAGAAGATCTCGGAAGACTGCAAGTACAATCCATCCGAGATACCGGGGATTACTTCAACTTGAACTGTCCACTGGACGGAGAATACAAGATAGGTAACAACTGGGCAGAAACACATTGACAATATACCAAGATATGCTAATATATGACTATCAACAACTGGAGACTACACGAATGGCTACTGCTACGAAGACTGTAACTGGTGAGTTCCGTACCAAGGTTTACTTCGCTCATGTGCAAGAACCCTCCCAGTTTGGTAACTACGAGATCAACCTCGCTGTTACCCCTGAGATTGAGAAGAAGCTTATCGAACTGCGCCTTGATAAGAAGATCAAGGATGGCAAGGAACGTATTAACAATGGTGGTAAGTTCCTCACCCTGCGTAATGCAGCCATCGATCTCGGTGGGTTTGAATCTGAGATGGTTGTCATCGATCAGAACGGTAAGCGCACGAAGGCTTTGATTGGTAATGACTCTGAGTGCATCGTGTACTGGCGTTCTTACGATACTCCGAAGTATGGTACGGTGATTAAGCTTGGCAAGATGATTGATTGGGACGAAGAGAACAAGAAGAAGAAGTTCGGTACCCTTAAGATCGTTGAGCTTGTCGAGTACGCTAGTCCTGTTAACGAGTTCGCTGCTGCTATGGACGCTGCTGCTGAGGAAGATCCCTTCCCTAAGTCTGAACTCCCGCCTCCTGCTGAGGTGAAGGCTACTAAGTAGTAAGGCTAAGGGTAAGACGGTATCGTTTGAGATCGAAGCCTAATTGATGTACTACTCTGTTGACGAGATGCCTAAGGAGGGGGATTCTGTGGAGTCTCCCTCCCACTACAAGAAATGTTTTAGATGCCAAAAGAATTTACCCGTTTCTTCCTTTGCCTTAAACAAAGTAAAGAAAGATGGGAGACAAGAAAGATGCAGGGCTTGTTGTAAAGAACACAGAATAAACTCTGGGTACGCAGAAAGACAAAAAGATCTTGTCCTTCAAAGCAAGTATAGCATATCTATTGGTGATCTTAATAAAATGAAAGAAGATCAAGAAGGTTTATGTGCTATTTGCGGTACCGAAACAAATCTTTTTGTTGATCATTGTCATACAACAGGTAAAGTTAGAAGCCTTCTTTGCCATTTTTGTAATACAGCTATCGGTTTGTTCAGAGAAGATGTTACAATAATGAAAGAAGCTATTAAGTATATAGAGGAACATAAGAATGACGGATGATCCAGTAAACTCGCCATCTCATTATTCTTCTAGCAATATCGAATGCATCCAGTATCTAAAAGATAACATGCCATTCGATAACTTTATTGGGTACCTTGAAGGTAACACGAAGAAGTATCTCCATCGCTGGAGGTACAAGAAGAAGCCACTAGAAGATCTCAAGAAGGCACAGTGGTACTTAAACCGATTGATTAAGGAACTCGACAATGGACCTCGATGACTACCAGACTGCCGCCCTTGATACCTTGATCTACGGTAACGAGGAGCATCTCACCTATGGTCTTGCTGCTGAAGTAGGGGAGATCATGTCTCTTATGCAGAAGTCTGCTCGTCGTGATCCTCGCTATTGGGATGACAACGACCATGTTATTCTTGGAGACTATACCCCTCTCTTCAAGGAGAAGATCTTCTCTGAACTTGGAGATGTACTCTGGTATCTTTCATGTCTCGCTAACTTTCATGGCTTCCCTATGAATGCTATTGCCCGACATAATCTAGAGAAGTTGGGCAAGAGGAAAGCAGAGGGTAAGATCCAAGGCAATGGGGATAATCGGTAAGCATGGCTTCTATTAACACTCTCGTTGAAGATGTATACCGTCTGCTTGAAGAGGGTACTACAGAAGATCTTACAGAGAAGGCTAACGAGTTTGGTAACAGGCTTGCTTCCCTTATCCTAGATAGACTCAAGCCTAAAGAAGAGAAGCGTACCCTAAGGATGTCTAACATTGGCAAGCCTGATCGTATGCTCTGGTATGAAATCAATCGTACTATTCCAAAGGAAGAGTTCAATGGGCCGACATACCTTAAGTTCCTATACGGTGATCTTATCGAAGAGGTTGTCCTATTCCTTTCTGAGGCTGCGGGTCATACTGTGTCAGACAGGCAGCGACAAGTTACTGTCGATGGTATTGTTGGTCACATTGATGCTGTACTTGATGGTGTTCTAATCGATGTAAAGAGTACCTCTCCTTATTCCTTTAAGAAGTTTAAGGATGGTAGCCTACGTGAGGATGATCCCTTTGCGTACATCCCTCAGTTGTCTGGCTACCTTCAGGGTACAGGGATTAACGATGGTGCCTACGTTGCTGTCGATAAACAGAATGGTAACATCGCTGTTATGACACTAGAAGATACCGATAGGGTGGACATCAACGCTAGGATTGCTCACGTAAAAGAAGTCATTAGTCAGGATACACCACCTACCCGCTGCTTCCAGCCTGAGCCAATGGGTAAGTCTGGTAATATGAAACTGCCTACTGGTTGTTCTTATTGTTCCTTTAAGAAAGAATGTTATTCAGATGTACCACTCAGGAAATTCATTTACAGTACTGGCCCAGTATGGCTAACCCATGTTGAAGAAGAGCCGAAAGTCTACGAAGAAAAAGAAACCTCTCAATGATAGCCCAGAGAGATGGCGTAGAATCTATAAAGACTTCGGCCTTACAAAGGATGGATACAACACGATTCTTCAAATCCAAGGAGGAACTTGTGCTATATGTCTCAGACATCCTGACAAGATCAGGCCGAGAAGGAACCTTGCAGTCGATCATGATCACGAGACAGGAGCCATTCGTGGACTGTTATGCTACCGCTGCAACCATGTGCTTCTCGGAAGAATCTTAAGGGATGACGTAAGTATGGCAGAGCGAACTTACTTGTACTTGAGTACTGAGAAGAACTACGGTAAGGTACCTAGTTACTACCCTTAGCTCAGTTGGATAGAGCAACAGCCTTCTAAGCTGTGGGTCGCACGTTCGAATCGTGCAGGGTAGGCCAAGCTGGTATAGCTCAGTTGGTAGAGCATCTGATTTGTAATCAGGAGGTCGTGGGTTCGAGTCCTACTACCAGCACCATTCATTCTTACAGGAGAACATCATGACAATCAGAGAAGAGTACGAAGAACTTAAGGCCCTCGTTAAGGTGTACCTCGAAACAAAGTACGATGACGGTGAGATGTACGAAGACGATACCGAATGGGCTGAAGCCCTAGAGGAAATGGAAGTTGATATGTGTATTGCAGTTGGTCTTATTGATGAAGAGGATCTAGATAGTGAGTAAGACTCACCTGATTATCCCTGATCCTCATGCTGCACCTGATGAGGACTTGTCTAGGTTCAGTTACCTTGGTAAGCTCATCGCTAGTGTCAAGCCTGATACCGTTATCTGTATCGGTGACTGGGCTGACATGCCTTCGCTATGCTCCTACGATAGGGGTACGAAGGGCTTCGAAGGACGAAGGTATAAGAAGGACATCGAGTCTTCTTGTATCGCACAGGAGCTTATGTTCAAGCCTATTAAAGAAGCTAAGAAGAAGATGCCTCGCTTCATCATGACAACAGGGAACCATGATTATGCTCGGATTGAGAAAGCTATACAGAAGGATGCTGTCCTCGATGGAACCATCTCCGTTGAGGATCTACAATACTCGGACTTTGGGTGGGAAGCTTATCCTTTTCTGGAACCTGTTGAAGTCGATGGTGTTTATTACTCTCACTATTTCCCAACGGGGGTCATGGGTAGAGCTACAAGCGGTGAACATCAGGCATACACTCTACTCACCAAACAGTTCGTATCCTGCACGCAGGGCCACACTCACACTAGAGATTTCGCAGAGAGGACTGGACCTGATGGACGAAGACTTATGGGACTTGTCGTAGGCTGTTACATCGACAGGAAGCATGACTATGCAGGAGAGGCTAACAAGATGTGGTGGCCGGGAGTTATCATTAAGCGTGATGTCCATGCAGGGCAGTACGACTTTGAGTTTATCTCTATGGAAAGAATCAAGAATGAGTTTCGAACTTAAACAACTTATTCTAGATAGGTTCTCTCTTCTTGAACTTGTAGAAATCCTTGACCTAGACCCAGAAGAGTTCTATGATAGGTTTGAGGATATCATTCTAGAACGCTTAGACAAGTTAAAAGAGATAGACAATGGGTTGGAGAAAGAAAAGTTTTCAGAAGAGAATAGTTAAGCACAATCCTTTTGCTAAGGAGTTAGAAGAAGGACAGTACAGACAACGAATAAAAGAATCTGATAAAGATTATAAACGTCAAAAGCTGAATGTAAGGAACATAGATGACTACGCCAATGAAGAATCTTCCAACTGATTACCAGACCTTTATTGCTACCTCTCGGTATGCCCGTTGGATTGACAGTGAGAATCGTCGTGAGTCTTGGGAGGAGACTGTCGATCGGTTCATGGAGAATGTTGTTTATCCCAAGATGCCTGAGACTGAAGAGGCTGTCGATATTAACATTGCTCTTAAGAAATCTATCCTGAACCTTGAGATCATGCCCAGTATGCGGGCTATGATGACTGCTGGCAAGGCTCTTGAGCGTGACAATACCTGTGCTTACAACTGTTCCTATCTCCCTGTCGATGACATGAAGTCGTTCGATGAGGCTATGTTTATCCTGATGTGTGGTACTGGTGTTGGGTTCTCTGTCGAGCGCCAGTATGTCTCTAAGCTCCCTGAAGTACCTGAGAAGATGTTCGACTCTCAAACTATCATCGCTGTCTCAGACAGTAAGGAAGGCTGGGCTAAGGCTCTCCGTCAGCTTATCTCTCTCCTGTATTCTGGTGAGATCCCTAAGTGGGACATGAATAAGATCCGCCCTGCTGGTTCCCGGCTTAAGGTCTTTGGTGGTCGTGCCTCTGGTCCTGAGCCACTTGATCAGTTGTTCCGGTTTGTTACCTCTATCTTTAAGAATGCTTCTGGTCGTAAGCTGAACTCTCTTGAGTGCCATGACATCATGTGCAAGATCGGTGAGGTTGTCGTAGTCGGTGGTGTTCGTCGCTCTGCTATGATCTCTCTGTCTAACCTCTCTGATGACCGTATGCGTAACGCTAAGACAGGTCAGTTCTGGGAGACTAACCCCCAGCGTAGTCTTGCTAATAACTCTGTAGCCTATACCGAGAAGCCTGATGCGAGTACCTTCCTGCATGAGTGGGCTTCCCTCGTAGACTCTGGTACTGGTGAGCGTGGTATGTTCTCCCGCATCGCAGCACAGAACCATACGGAGAAGAACGGTAGGCGTGATCACAATCATGAGTTTGGTACTAACCCTTGCTCAGAGATTATCCTCCGTCCCTACCAGTTCTGTAACCTGACTGAGGTTGTAGTCCGTGCAGATGATAGCCTCGTTGAGCTTGAGCGTAAGGTTAAGCTTGCTACTATCCTTGGTACTGTCCAAGCTACCTATACTCACTTCCCTTACCTCAGGAAGATCTGGGCTAAGAACACAGAGGAAGAACGACTCCTTGGTGTATCGCTAACTGGTATCATGGACCATGATATCTTGAATGGTATCAACCCTCTTGGTCAGCTTCCGGCTGCATTGACTGCACTTAAGCAAGCTGCTATCGAGACGAATAAGATCTGGGCTGATAAGCTGGGTATCCCTGTCTCTACTGCTATTACTTGTGTCAAGCCTTCTGGTACTGTCTCTCAGCTTGTTGACTCTGCCTCTGGTATCCATCCCCGGCACAATCCCTATTACATTCGTCGTGTTCGTGGAGACAATAAAGATCCTATTACCCAGTTCATGAAGGATAATAATATTCCCCATGAGCCTGACATCATGAAGCCTGAGAATACTACGGTGTTCAGCTTTCCGGTTAAGGCCCCTGATACTGCTATTACTCGTCATGATATCTCAGCTACCGTTCACCTCCATCTCTGGAAGATCTACGCTGAGTTCTGGTGTGAGCATAAGCCTAGCATTACTGTCTCGGTTAAGCCTGACGAATGGATTAGTGTTGGCTCTTGGCTGTATGATAACTTCAATATTGCCTCTGGTCTTTCCTTCCTGCCTCATTCGGATCACATCTATAAGCAAGCACCGTATGAAGACTGCACTGAGGAAGAGTATCATAACCTCCTGAAGCAGATGCCAGATACTATCGACTGGTCTAAGCTATCAGACTACGAGAAGGAAGACACGACTAAGGCTAGTCAGTCTCTTGCCTGTACTGCTGGTGTCTGTGAAATTGTGGATATTACGTAATGGATGATGATACTGACGTAAGTAAGGTAAAGAATATCGTTAAGCTTGTCACAAAAGAAAAACCCCCAGAGGAAACTCTGGAGGTTCATCCTGATGATCTTTTAAAAGAAGCAACTGGAAACTATGATAGCCTTATCCTTATCGGATGGAAGGATGATAGTTTTAAGGTAAGCTGGTCAACTGACATCACTCCAGAGGAAGTCTACCTCCAGCTTGACCTAGCTAAAGATAGACTTCTTAAGAAGATGTACGAGTTCTAATTGATGTTAGCGTTTCCTCTTCGAGACACCAACAGTTTCTTGGAGAGGAACGCCCATCTCTGCTGACATGAGACCACCAGCAGTATTTACACCAGACGGTCTCCACCCTGTATCAGGAGCGGGGGCATCTATACCTGAACCAGCAGGAGTAGTTGTCTTCTTAGCAGCTGTAGGGGCAATCGAGAAGCCACCAACCGTAGCATTCTTATTTACCTTAAGAGGAGTACCGGGGGCAACCACCTCCTGATTACGGGTATCAACAGTCATAACTGTACCACCCATTCTCTTTGTAAAGGGCATACCAAGGAAGCCAGCCAATACTCCAAGGCCAGTACTCTTCCCCTTACCAGCCATCTGGGCACCAAACTGCATCTGCTTCTGTCTGCTTTATATTGATTCCGCGATTACCACCCTTAGCAGTACCAGACGTATCTGTTACAGGCTTCTCTGTTGATGCAGGAGCAGCGGCGCTAGTTCTAGTAGCCATCTTATCGGTAGCCTTCTTGGCTTTACCCTGACGAGATGCATTACGCATTCCCGCGACAGTATTCATCATATTAAAATCAACCATTCTATTTAACCCTTTCTGAACAGGCTGAAGATAGACTTCTTAGGTCTGTTCGATGATCTCTTCTGTTCCATAGCAGTCTCGTTACGCTGGTATCTAGTCTGCCTACCAACTCCAGACTTAGCTGCCTTAGATGTACCACCGCTAGAAGACTTAGCAGCAGTCGTAGCAGCAGTATTAGAAGGGCCAGTCTTACCCTTAGGAAGAGCAGCATTACCCTTACCCTTAGAGAATGGAGAGCCTGCTGAAGCTTTATCCTGTCCACTATAGTTTGTACCGGGAGCTGGTTTCTTAGAAGGACGCTTAGGCCCAATTGGTGTGCGGTATTTTATTTCTCCAAGTTGTTCTTTTCTCAAGCGAGGGGTAAGTCCTGTAATACCTTCTTTAACACCAGTTACAGCAAGCTTTGGGCCTTGCCTAATCTCCCTCTTCATCTTCTTATACATACCAGACATTGTACTAGACTTTTCAAGGGATCTTGTTACAGGGTCATTATTAAGTTTACCCTCACCCTTACCGCTTAGAAAAGTAGGATCTACAATAGCACCAGCCGCACCAAAAACTTTTGAACCAAGACCTCTGAGTATACCAGTCTTAGGAGCCTTAACTGTAGTAGACTGAGAGGTAGACTTACCAGCATCCTGAAGGAACTTCGCTCTAAGCCCACCCTTATTAAGATCCTTAGCAGGACGAGGTGTGTTATCGTTAGCCAGTGTCTGGGATCTAAGATCTCCCGGCTTAATATCCCTAGCGGGACGAGAAGTATCCTTCCTAAGGAAGCTAGGCTTCTTCTTAGCAGGGGGTTTCTTCTTAACTGGAGCTTTCTTCTTTGGTCTTGGAGCAGCCATCTTACTTACCCTTCTTCTTCTTAGCAGCTTTCTTTGCTGGCTTCTTCTTCATGGCCTTCATCTCGGACATCTCTTCCTTACCGCCATGCTTCATGGACTTCTTGTACAACTGACCCTTACCCGGCATAATAGAACTCCTTCTTAAATCTGTAGTGTTACTTGTTTTCATCATCTTTTTACTTACGTGTAGCCGTCTTTGCAGCTTGCTTAAAGGCTTTATCTGTAGGTGCGCCTTTCTCACCCTTCTTCCTCATCTTCTTGCCAGCCTTACGCTTGGCATGGATGTTAGCGTACAATCCCTTTACCATTTGACTTTATCCGCCCAGTAAGCAGCAGACATCTTGCCCTTACTAATGTTCTTTGCATGTCTAGCCTTGAAGCTTTCTCTGCGCTTTCTGTAGGACTCAGACTCACCAGCTTTCTTAGGTGAACCAGAGACACCCTTCTGTCCAAATCGGATAAGCTTAATCTTACTCCCATCCTTAGCTAGTACAGCGTGTGACTTACCAGCATTCGGTGTCTTCTTAGGCTTGTTATATCCAGCGAACTTCTCGCCTCTATACTCGATAGCCATTAGACCCTCCGTGCTTTCTTCTTAGCGGGAGCCTTCTTCTTTGCTGGTCTTTTGCCCATATCCTTACCGATAGTCTCGACACCAGAGATCTTCTTCTTCTCCTTCATGCCGTAAAAGACATCCTCTGCCTTGTCACCATACTGCTTCTTAAGCGCAGCCATGATCTTCTTACCTTTAGCATTCAATGGCATATTAATAACTCCAAGTAGAAGACATACCGGGAAGGAGCTTATCCTTTGTCCAGATGTCAAAGTGAATACCTGATCCCGGCATATACGTACCGACAGATCCATAATTCTTCTGTATCCAGAAGTCTCTTACCTTATCCAACTTAGCCCTATCTGTAACTTGCTTACCAGCAGTATCATAGATACGGACATCAGCAGCCAAGCCACGGCCAAGATCATCTACGTCATGGCGGATGCTACCTGTTCTACGTACACCCTTGCCCTGCTTCTCCTGTCCACCTGAGAAGACATCAACAGTATAACCAGCTCCAAGGACAGTACTTACTGCTACATCAAGCTTCAGTTCCAGTTCAGGAGAGACTGGTTTATTCCTAATAGCCTGTTCATTTGAGTATCTTATAGTAGTAAATCCGACAGGCTTAAGAGTAACAGTAGTTGCACTCTCTGCATTCTTCTTTACGACATTCTCAAAATCCTTATAGACCTGAATGCCTGTCCAAGTTCTGTCTAGGGCTTTCCTAAGATAGCTTGTATTACCAGCAGCAAGATCAGCAGAAAGATCTCTACCGGGACTACCTCTCTTGTACCTCTCAACAGCAAGGTAGTAAGCAGCTTTATCCTGATTAGCTGGACTAAAGTCTGTCAGATCAGGGTACCTACTCTTAAGATCTTCCCATGTCTGCTTTGTAATCTGGTACTTACCAGCGGCAGTACTGGGGCCAGCCTTCGTCTTAAGACCTACGATACCCGGATGCTCTTCATAAGAACTAAATCTTTTACCACCAACGATGATGTTGTAATCACCACCAGTACCTTCAGCAGAAGCAATAGCATCTAGGAAAGCCTGAGCTTGAATAGACAAACCTGAGTCAGGAGAAGTAGGAGTAATCTCAGGCTGGATAAACTCCTCTTCAGTTTCCTGTTCACTAACCAAACCTTCAGCAGGCTTAGGTGGAGTAAGCCCACCAATGATATCAGCAATACTCTTACCAAGATTAGTAAGCTGGCCTTCAGTTAGGTTTACAGCAGGGGTTGCAGCTTGTACTGCTGAACCTTCTGTATTAATTTCAGGGGCAAAGATACCCATCTTACTTCTCCAAAACTGTTACGTTCTGCTTAATAATCTGTAGCGGATCTCTTTCAGTCCTGAAACCAGCAGGGATCTTGCTAGACTGCTTGGCAATAAGCTTCAAAGATTCGATGATATCAATGATTTCCTTTTGATTTGTACCTTCCAGAAGACTAACATAGTTAGACAAGATCTTCATAGGATCGGTCTCAGTCGGAGCTACTTCAATAGCCCTAACTCCAGCAATCTTACCAGCAGGGACTGTCTGATATCTGTACATACCCATAGCCTTCTTAAGATTGTTATCAATAAGAAGAGCATCCTTGTTAATGTTCAGTCTAATATTGTTATTCTTATCCATCTCAAGAATAAAAGGATTATAGTCTGTATCTCTAATTTTAACCATGTTGCTCATAAAAGCATCGGTAAGACTCTCAACAGCACCCAAAGAATAAGCATTCATCTGGTTATAGAGATCATTACCATAATTAGGATTTGTACTTTTAATAGCCTCAATAGTTTCAAATGCCTTATCACCAATAAGCTTTTGCATATTAGCAAACTTTATACCAGAGCGTTCCTTATCGATATCAGGCAAAGCTGCAATGTACATACCAGCAATATTCTTGTAAGCTCCCTCAGTATACTCGGGTACTGCTGGGTTAAACTTATAATTTTGAATAGCATCTTTACCAAGTCTACCCAATTCAATCTGAGCAGATCTAGGTGCTGAAAAAGTTTTCATAAGAAATTCTCTTGAGGCTACACCCTCATTCTTAGATGCAAATTCACTCTCTGAATCTGCAATAATTTGCCTACTTGAAGGTGGGCCAGCAACATCTGGAGAAGGGCTTCCTCCAGCAAGACCAATACCATAGTCTACAGCAGCGTTAACAGACGATTGAACTTTTTCATTCAGCATCATATAAGCTGTAATAGCAGGATCACCCTTCTGGAAACCTCTTCTAGTATTAGGATCTGGGATAATTTTAGAAGCGGTAAAAATTTGATTTTCTGTCATAGTCCCAATGGCTCTAGAAATAACGTCTTTTTGATCTTCTAGAGATTTAATAGTAGAGTCATAATTAGTCATAAAACTTTCAAGATTAACAGTTGAAGGGTCAAGACCCATGCTATTAACCTTATTAGTAAGGTCAGCAAATCGTTGTTCTCTTGCAACCTTTAGAGCACTAATCTGCATGACAACGGGATCAAGACCCTCTTTAATAGCTTGACCTCTAATAGCCATAAAGTTTTCAGATGAAAGATCTTGCTTGTAAAAGTCCTCCATCTGCGCCTGAAGAATCGGTCTTGATTCAGTAGCAAAAGCAAACTTTCTTTCTTTTTCACCAGCTTCCATAAGCTTGGTTCTTTGTTCCGCAGCAGCAATCTGATTATCATATGCAAGAGATCTAAGGTAATCTCCTTTGATATACTCATCCATAAGAATAGGATCATTACCAGCTTTCAACTGAGCTAAGGCAGCAGCAGACTGGCCTTCCGCAGATTCGGTAGCCCACTTGTAAGCATTAGCCTGAACAATTCGATTAGGGTCTACACCAGTTCCCTGATAAGTTTCTCCTGAAATAGTAGCATAAAGTTCTTTCATACCCTCATCATACTTAGTATACTGCTTCAAAGAATTAATGTAGATACCTTTATACTTTACAGCTCTTGCAACATCATTTTCTATTTCTTTAGCTCTTTCGTACTGACTAGCAACATCCTGAAGGGCAAGAGTTTCCTTATCTCCTTCTGAGAGACTACCCTTACGGCTAGAAGAATCAAAGATGCTGCCAAGGCTTGTACCAATACTTTGACCAATACTAGAAAGAGCCCCAGAGTAATCAACAGTCGGTGGATTATATGTACCTACATTTGAACCTTCAACAGTTCTCACTTCAGGTTTAAAGATAGCCATTCTTATTGTTCCTCTTTAGAAATAAGTTTTTGAAGCTGGATGCTCATGCCTTTATTTGCTGTCTTTGCATCCTGCATAATAGAAGTTTCTCCTAGAGTTCTAAACCCTTCTCTGCTCAGGCTTATAACTTGCTTAACCTGACTTGGTGAAAGAGGGGCAAGTAAAGAAAGAATTTCATTTCTGATACCTTCAGCAGATTTTAAATCTCCACTGAAAACATAATCATTCTGTAGCCTTACTAGCTCTCTAGTTCTATCTGTTACACCCTTAACCATCTGGCTTTCAGCATACAAAGCCTGACGTACATCGTAGTAAAGTTCAACCTCTTGGAAGGGAGTACCAAGGGTATTCCATAGAGCATTCCAAGGATTCATTCCTTCTGCTAGTGTACGACCCTTCTTGTCGATGAACTCACCAGTCTGCATCAGATAGTAAGCCTTAGCAGCCTTATCAAGAGTAGATACGTTTCTAAGAACCTTACCTAAATCATACTGGGTAATACTGATATCACTATTAAAGAGTGAACCAAACATAGTTACGGCAGAAGTATAAGTATCCCAAGCAATAGACAAGGAAGGACCACCGATAAGTTCAGCAAAGTTCTTGTCCATAAAATCTTCGTAGACCTGAAGGAGTCCATCACCAACACCCAGTCTACCGGACATAGCCGTGTCTTCACCAATGATGTTTGACAAAGTAAGATCAAGCAGACCATATCTTAAGAAAGTATAGGCATCCTTATCAATACCTTCTGAGCTTTGATCCACAAAAGAATTGATGAATGTACCAGCAAGAGGTACACCAGCACCACCGAATAGAGCAACTTGGGCCGAGCCAAGCTTTATTCTTTCCCCTACTGTCAGGTTATGACCAAAGAAGATGTTCTCCATAAGCTTTGCCTGATAGCCCAGCCACTGGGTAGGAAGAGACATAAAGCCTTGCTGCCACCAAGCTGCTGAAGATCTCGTCATATTCATAGTAAGGTTATCAGCACGGTTTGTAATGAAGTCATCCATGATCCTGAAGCCAGCATCTGTCGTAACATCGAGGACAGGGTTAGCCTTCCTAAACTCACGGTAAGCTACATTAGTAGCCATCAGTCTCTGGACTCGCTCACCCTCGTTAAAGGGAGTCCTACCCATTTCAAGAGTCTTGCTAATCATACCTCTTGTTACATCATATGAAGCATTAATCTCAGAGATGTTCTGATTGACTTGGTATCTACCTGATCTACTCATGTAATCGATAGACTCAAGAAATTCTTTTTCAGTCATACCAATAAACGGTGCTGCCCTTTTATAAAGAACCTTAAGTACATTCGGATCAGGATTAATCATGGCTATTCTAAGCGGGAGATACGAAGCAGCCGCCTTTAGACCATCCATAGGTGCGAGAGCCATAATGTTCAAAGCAGAAGAAGCCTGAACAATATACTGATCAGGGTTAAACATACCAAGTTTCATATTAAAAGCGGCAGACCTAAGGGCAACGTCAGGTCTGAAGCTCATCATATCGATGACATCCCAGCCCTTTGTAAGGCGAGCCTCAAAAATCCACTCTCCAATACCCGTCATGCGTCTATTCCAAGCCTGAGCAAACTCATTCGTTTCACTCAACCTATTCAGGATAACTCTTTTTTCTGTCCTCAACTTATTACCAGCCTCAGTATTAACAAGTTGAGCTTCTTTCAACTGCTGTACAAAAGGCTTGTTCTTGATATCGTCGTAGTTAAGGATAAGGTTATTCTGAACTGCTGCGTTCAAGAAACCCTCGACAGACTTAATAGAGTACTCTCTTTCAGCAACGTAGTTTGTACCCTTAGCAAAGTCTCTTTCAATACTTTTAACAGGGTCTACTTGCTTAAAAGTTTTATTACCATATCCGTAGACAACAGCATTCTTCCTAGCACCGTTTGTATAAAGCTCATCGTATGTCGTGAACTTACCAAGGCGAT